TTTCGAGCTTGGTACCATCCCGCCCATATACACTAGGAAATGCACAAACGAGTACAAAAAATCCCAAAATCTGTACACATCCCACCCCACATGTATAAAGTATCGACATGTCACCCCACCCCCTATAAAACTATTAGCCCACACAAAAAATATTTCGCAAAAAATTACCTAAACTTTGTTGCTATAATAACAATTCTTTACAACTCTATAATTTGTGTTATATTCGGGCAATAATCACTTCAGCCACAAAAAGCCTTATGAATGTGATCGTCCCTAATATCGAGGAAGATATTCCTCTGCCAGCCTCTGCTTTTGAGGCCATGCCCCCTTTGTCGCCCCATGAAGAACTAGAAATGCGGGCGCGCACGATTAAACTCGTCGCTGATTTAAACAACACCCCAATTGAACCCTCTCCAGAGCACATAGATACTGCGCGGGAAGTTGCCAAGCAGATGATGCACAACCCTGCCCACAGGCCAGAGTTTGCAAAGTATCCCAACGAAGTGATGGCTTACCTAGCGGGTATGGTCGCGCAGAGCAACTGCATGATTGTGGAGGAACTCTCCGACCTGAAACTCTATGTCGTCAACAAGCTTGTATCTGAGGTGGAGAACGCCAAGGATGCCAAGGCAAGGATTACTGCTTTGTCTAAGTTAGGCGAGGTTGACGGAGTCGATGCCTTCAAGAAACGCTCAGAAATTACCCACAAGATACAAAGTATTGAAGAAGTTGAGCGGGAGCTGATCGAAACTCTGAACATGCTCGAAGATCAGGTGGTGGATGTGGAAGTCAGGGAGGTCGCCAATGGGCTTGGAGACGCTTAGACTCTCTGCAACTGAGCTAAATAGGCTACGTGCGGCGCTACCAACGATGCCGGACAAGCAGAAAAGACGCACGGCGGAGCTATTAAAGAAGTACAAGGAAGAGGTGACGAGGGAAATCAGTAAAGATTCGTTCCTCGACTTCGTAAAACACGTCTATCCGGGCTACAAAGTGGGGCCGCACCACTATAAATTAGCGAAAATCTTCGAAGAAATCGCTGCTGGCAAGAAAAAACGCGTGATTGTGAATATTGCACCGCGTCACGGCAAGTCTGAACTCATCTCTTACCTCGCTCCCGCATGGTTTTTGGGTAAATACCCCCAAAAGAAGGTCATTATGGCCTCTCACACGGCTGATTTGGCTGTCCAGTTCGGTCGTAGGGTGCGAAATCTCGTTGGATCGGAGAACTACCATGACATTTTTCCGCAGATTGAGCTACAAGCTGACTCAAAAAGCGCATCTAGATGGGGTACCAACTTCGGTGGCGAGTATTTTGCCATTGGTGTTGGTGGTGCTCTTGCTGGTAGGGGCGCTGATCTTTTTATTATTGACGACCCCCACTCCGAACAGGAAGCAAAACTGGGAAGACCCGAGGTGTTTTTACCCGCATGGGAGTGGTTCCAATCAGGGCCAATTCAGCGTCTTATGCCGGGTGGGGCGATCATTGTAGTAATGACCAGATGGAGCAAACTTGATCTTACTGGACAGATTGTCACGCAGATGGAGCGCACTGAGGGCGTGGATCAGTGGGAAGTGGTGGAGTTCCCGGCAATCGACGAGAATGACAACGCTCTCTGGCCCGAATTCTGGCCGGTTGAAGAGCTGCTGGCGAAAAAGGCATCACTGGATATTCGATACTGGAACGCACAGTACATGCAGCAACCGACCTCGGAAGAGGGAGCGCTTATAAAGCGTGAGTGGTGGCAGATGTGGGAGAAGGATGACCCACCGCAGTGCGAGTTCATCATTATGTCGCTTGATGCGGCGCAAGAAGCTAACAACCGGTCTGACTTTAACGCCCTGACAACTTGGGGCGTGTTTTATAACGAGGAAGTAAATAACTACAACATCATTCTCTTGAACTCTATTAAGAAACGGATGGAGTACCCGGACTTAAAAGAGCTTGTACTGCGCGAGTACAAGGAGTGGCAACCTGATTCGTTCATGGTCGAGAAGAAGTCCAGCGGATCGGTGTTGTATCAAGAAATGCGGCGCATGGGTGTGCCAGTACAAGAGTTCACCCCCGGCAAAGGACAAGACAAGATTGCCCGTGTAAACGCAGTATCGAGCCTCTTTCATGGAGGCATTGTGTGGGCACCTCAGAGGCGATGGGCTATGGAGGTGCTGGAGGAATGTAACGACTTTCCGTCGGGCATTAACGACGACTTGGTTGACTCGACTACGCTGGCTCTGCTCCGCTTCCGGCAAGGTGGGTTTATTAGGCTTGAGACTGACGAACCTGAAGAGATTCAGTTGTTCAAGTCACGTAGGAATAAAGGATATTACTGATGAGCATCGAAAAAGGATTGTATGCAGCCCCGCAGGGCTTGGATCAGGCGGAGATGGAGCCTGACTTGGAAATTGAAATCGAAGACCCGGAGGCTGTGCATATTAAGACAGACGGGCTGGAGATTGATCTTGAACAACGCGAGATGACGGACGAGGACTTTGAGGCGAATCTGGCAGAGTTTATTTCAGATAGCGAGTTGTCTACGCTTGCGTCTGAGTTGGTTGATGCGTATGAGGAGGATGTAGCTTCACGCAAAGATTGGATTCAGACTTACGTTGATGGCCTTGATTTGCTGGGCATGAAGCTTGAAGAACGAACAGAGCCTTGGTCTGGTGCTTGTGGTGTAGTTCACCCGCTCTTATCAGAGGCACTCGTCAAGTTTCAGTCGGAAACAATCATGGAGACTTTCCCGGCTGCTGGGCCAGTCAAGACAAAAATTATCGGTAAAGAGACGGACTCTACTCGTGCTTCGGCAGAGCGTGTGCAAGCAGACATGAACTTCCGATTGACTGAGCAAATGCCTGAATACCGCCCTGAACACGAGCGTATGTTGTGGGGCTTGGGACTGTCTGGTAATGCGTTTAAGAAGGTGTATTTCGACCCGGCGTTTAACCGTCAGACTTCGATTTATGTACCCGCTGAAGACATTGTTGTTCCCTACGGCGCGTCTTCTTTAAAAACGTCTGAACGTATTACACACGTAATGCGCAAGACTGAGAATGAGCTAAAGAAGTTGCAAGCTGCTGGGTTCTATATTGACGCAGACTTGGGTGACCCTGTTAATACGATTGAAGAAGTCGAGAAGAAGATTGCAGAGAAGATGGGATTCCGTGCGACTACGGACGACCGCTACAAACTTCTTGAGATGCACGTTGACTTGGACTTGCCCGGCTATGAGGATGAGGATGGTATAGCACTGCCGTATATCGTCACTATTGAGAAAAGTACGCAGACAGTTTTGGCTATTCGCCGCAATTGGAAGCCTGACGATACCCTCAGAGAAAAACGCAGTCACTTTGTCCACTACGGATACATACCTGCGTTTGGATTCTATTGCTTTGGTTTGATTCATTTGATTGGCGCGTTTGCTAAATCAGGTACGTCTATTCTCAGACAGCTCGTGGATGCAGGTACTCTGGCAAATCTTCCCGGTGGTTTGAAGTCTCGGGGGATGCGTATTAAGGGTGACGACACACCGATCTCTCCGGGTGAATTCCGTGATGTAGATATACCGAGCGGTGCGGTTAAAGACAACATCATGCTGCTCCCATACAAGGAGCCATCCCAAGTTTTGTCGGGGTTGATGAATCAGATCATCGAAGAAGGCCGTGCGTTTGCAAACATGGCGGACTTAAAAATATCTGACATGTCAGCAGATGCTCCGGTGGGTACTACGCTGGCGATTCTGGAACGTACGCTCAAGAGCATGTCGGCTATTCAGGCGCGTATTCACTACTCGATGCACGAAGAGTTCCGTCTGTTAAAAGACATTATTCGTGACTACACACCAGAAGAGTATGACTACGAGCCAGCTACAGGTAGCCGTCTTATTAAACAAGCTGACTACGACACGGTAGATGTTATCCCTGTTAGTGATCCGAATGCGTCAACGATGGCACAGAAGATTGTGCAGTATCAGGCGGTATTCCAGTTGGCTCAAACAGCTCCTCAGTTGTACGACATGCCACTCCTTCATCGTCAGATGGTTGAGGTGTTAGGTATTAAGAACGCAGCAAAGCTTATCCCGATGGAAGATGACCAGAAACCTCGTGACCCTGTTACGGAGAACATGAACATCTTGAAGGGCAAGCCAGTCAAAGCGTTTTTGTACCAAGATCATCAGGCGCATATTACTGTTCACATGGCAGCTAAAAACGACCCGAAGATACAAGCGATTGTGGGACAGAACCCGCAGTTGGCGCAGCAGTTGATGGCTACGATGGATGCGCATATTAACGAGCACGTTGGCTATGAGTACAAGAAGCAGATTGAGAAGGCGATGAATACGGAGTTGCCCGACTTTGAAGGCGAGTACGAAGAAGAAGAAATTCCAAGAGAGATGGAAAGCAGGATTGCTCAGATGGCAGCGCAAGTATCACAGCAGCTTTTGCAACAACATCAGAAAGAAGCTCAACAGCAGCAAGCGCAGCAGCAGATGCAAGACCCTGTTATCCAGATGCAGATGCAAGAGTTGCAGATCAAACAGGCAGAAGTTCAACGCAAGATTGCTAAAGATCAGGCGGACGCAGCAGCACGTATGGCGCAGATTCAAGTTGAGAAAGAACGAATCGATGCTCAGAAAGAAATTGCTGGCGCAAATATGGCTGTGAAAGTAAATACCGATAAGTTGAAGATGGACAAGGCACAAGAAACCGAAGGCTTCCGTCACGCGGTCACTTTACAGCAGCAACGTGAAAATCGTATGCAACAAAAAGGAAAGCCTAAATGAACGCGATAGAAGCAGCAATTAAAGAATTAAGGGATCGTCGGTCACGCCTATCCGACGCGTTAGCTAACAGATCAGCTAATACCTTTGAAGAGTACCAATTTATGTGTGGTGAAATCCGAGGTCTCACTGCCATAGAGTCTTACCTTATAGACCTCGCAAAAAGAATGGAGCATGAAGATGACTGAACTTGCCATCGCTACAGAAAGCGGTGAAGTATCAACACTGCCGGAGACAGCAGAAGAACGGGCGACACAACTACCTAACCCTTCTGGTTACCACATTTTGGTGGGTATTCCCGAGATCGAAACTAAATACGATAGCGGGATTATCAAGGCAGATTCAACCATGCACTATGAGGAAGTCCTTAGTACGGTCTTTTTTGTCGTGAAAATGGGGCCTGATTGCTACAAAGACGCAAGCCGATTCCCAACAGGGCCTTGGTGCAAAGAGGGTGATTTCGTCCTCGCGCGCCCGAACAGCGGCACACGATTGAAGATTCATGGTCGGGAGTTCCGCCTGATTAATGATGACTCGATTGAAGCTGTGGTTTTAGACCCACGCGGTATTTCACGAGCATAAGGAAAACATATGGACAAAGATGAATATAAGTTCCCCGACGAGATCGAGGGCAAGAAAGCCTCAGCCGTAGAGGATGAGGAAGAGTTTGTCGTTGAAATCGAGGACGACACCCCGGAAGAAGACCGTGGTAAGGAACCCCTCCCTAAAGATATAGTTAATTCACTTGAAACCCCGGAAGAGGGCGGAGAGTACCCCGAGGAAGTCGTTGTTAAGTTCAAGCAGTATAAGAAGGCTTGGCATGACGAACGGCGGGAAAAAGAAGCTGCGCAGCGTGAGCAAGAAGAGGCTTTACGGATAGCTCAGTCCATCCTAGACGAGAATAAGAAGCTAAGGGCGACTTTATCCTCTGGGGAACAAGAGTATTACGCCACAGTCCGAGCGGCTGCGGAAACAGAGGTTGAGGTAGCCAAGCGCAACTATAAGGAAGCGTACGATTCGGGCGACTCTGATAAGTTAGTTGAGGCACAGGATGCCTTAATGCAGGCATCTTTTAAGTTGGATCGCTCAAAAAACTTTAAACCCACTGTACAAACTGAAGAAAATGAGGTAAAACTGCCGGAAAGATCACAAGCTGACAACAAACCACAGCCTGTTGATCCAAAGTTTGCAGATTGGAGTCGTCGTAATTCAAATTGGTTCCAAAAGGACGAGGAGATGACCGACGCAGCAATGGGACTGCATAAGAAGTTGTATCGTGAGTACGGCCCTGAATATATTGGTACTGACGATTATTATGAACGCATAGACAAAACTATACGTAAGCGGTTCCCAGAAAACTTTAATGCTACAGAAGATGAGCCACCAAAAGCTCAAAAAAGTAAACCGAGTACAGTCGTAGCTTCAGCTAAACGGAGCACGGCTCCAAAGCAGATTAAGTTGACAGCGACACAAGCTGCGCTGGCAAAGAAATTTAAACTGACCCCGGAGCAATATGCCCGTGAAGTCCTCAAATTGGAGAACAGATAATGGCTGAAAATAGACTAACTCGTGAACTTGAAGCCCGTACGCAACAGGAACGCCCCAAGCAGTGGGCACCTGCTGAGCTACTGCCAGAGCCGGATAAACAGCCGGGGTTTGCGTATAGGTGGATTCGTGTTTCGACTATGGATAGGGCTGATCCCCGTAACCTCTCGGCGAAGTTACGTGAGGGATGGGAACCCGTGAAAGTGTCTGAACAACCTAAATTTCAACTGCTAGTCGATCCTAATAGTCGTTTTAAAGACAACATTGAGATCGGTGGGCTGGTGCTTTGCAAGACGCCGCAAGAGTTTGTAGACCAGCGTAATAGTCATTACGCGAACCAAACCCAAGCGCAAACGACTGCAATTGACAACAGCTTTATGCGTGAGAGCGATTCGCGTATGCCACTCTTTGCGGAGCGGAAATCGTCGACATCGTTTGGCAAAGGTTAATAACTTTTTTGGAGCTTAATATGGCTTATCCGACTGTAAATGCCCCCTACGGGCTAATTCCGATCAATTTGATCGGTGGTCAGGTATTCGCGGGGCAGACTCGTGAACTCCCGATTGCAAGCAATACTTCAGGCGCTATTTATAACGGCGATATTGTCCGTCTATCAAGTGGCGTTATCGTTAAAGAAGCGGGTACTACTACTGTTTCGGCGACTGGCGTTGTTGGTGTTTTTGTTGGCTGCACCTACACTAGCCCTACTACGGGTCAGAAGCTGTTCTCTAACTACTACCCCGGTAGCGTTGTTGCCTCAGACATTCTGGCCTATGTTTCAGATGATCCTGACCAACTGTTCAAAGTTGCTGTGACTGGCGGTGCTACTTCGACTACCATCACCCCAATCTCGCCGCTGGTTATTGGTGACAACTTGGCAATTTCGCAACCTTCGACAAACACTACCATTTCGGGTAACTCCAACATTGGTGTGTATGACTCTGGTTCGAACACTGCATTCACCCTGCCAGTACGTGTTATTGGTGGCGTGGCTGAAACCACGGATTCTTCGGGCAACTACAGCGAAGTAATCGTTAAGTGGAACATGCCGTACATCACCCTCGTTGAAGGCGCACCAAATGTGGTGTCGTATAACGGCGGTCACTCGTATCTCAACCCGACTGGCGCTGCAAGCGTATAAGGAGCTGAATAATGGCTATTTCTCGTGCACAACTACTGAAAGAGCTGCTCCCCGGCTTGAACGCTTTGTTCGGTCTGGAGTACGCCCGCTACGGCGAAGAACACAAAGAGATTTACGAAACTGAAACCTCTGAGCGTTCATTTGAAGAAGAAACTAAGCTGTCTGGCTTCTCGGCTGCTCCAGTCAAGAACGAAGGCTCTGCGATTGCTTATGACAACGCGCAGGAAGCTTGGACTGCTCGATACAACCACGAAACCATCGCTTTGGGTTTCTCGCTGACCGAAGAGGCCATCGAAGACAACCTGTATGACAGCCTGTCGGCTCGTTATACCAAGGCTCTGGCTCGTGCTATGGCGTACACCAAGCAAGTTAAAGCAGCCAACGTGCTCAATAACGGCTTCTCCACCTCCTATCTGGGTGGCGATGCTAAGCCTTTGTTCTCGGCAACTCACCCGCTGGTTTCGGGTGGTGTTAATAGCAACATCCCGGCAACGGCTGCTGACCTGAACGAAACTTCGCTGGAAAACGCTGTGATTCAAATCGCTGCGTGGACTGACGAACGTGGTCTGCTGATCGCTGCTAAGCCTAAAAAGCTGGTCGTTCCTCCTGCTTTGCAGTTCGTTGCTACTCGTCTGTTGGAAACCGAACTCCGCGTCGGCACTAACGATAACGACATCAACGCCCTGAAAAACAATGGCTCGATCCCAGAAGGCTATACGATCAACCACTTCCTGACCGACACAAACGCATGGTTCCTGACCACTGACGTTCCAAACGGCATGAAGCACTTTGTTCGTACGCCTCTGGCAAACTCGATGGACGGCGACTTTGATACCGGCAACGTCCGTTACAAGTCTCGTGAGCGTTACTCGTTCGGCTGGTCTGACCCGCTGGGCATGTATGGTTCGCAAGGCGCGTAAATAGTACGAAAGGGGGGCTTTACTGCCCCCCTTTTTTGGTATATAAAGAAGTAAATCCGGGGGTATTCCCGGCGCTTACGAATAGGCCCCCCGCCTAACGACATGCAGATCGTTCGCGCTTAACTCGCATGTGAGGACAACTCAAATGGCACTTTCTACTACCCAAAGCATCTGGCGTTCGGGCGGCGGCGATCAAACTCGTACCGCATACTGTGGTACCGGCGTAATGACAGCCAATTGGTACGTCGCAGACATCGCTACCCAGACTGGCAATGTTAAAAATCAAGCTAACGGCCAAGCCGTTATTCTCCCTGCTGGCGCTGTAATTCTGGCTGTATCCACAACGGTTGCATCAACGACCGCTGGTACGCTGGACTTTGGCTTCACGCTCTACACCACAGGCACAGCTAGTCCTACTGCGCTGGTTAATGAGCAGCCAACTACACGTACACAGACTTCTCTGGCTACAGCCACACTGCCCGGTGCTTCGCTTGGTATTCCTATGTCTACGACCGAAATGGTCTATCTGACTGCGGTTACCGGCGCTTCTGCTGGTACTGGCCCTTGTTCCGGCATCGTTACATACTACGTAACTGATCCACTGGTTGGTCAGCAGAACGTCTAATTAGGGGGCATCACCATGATGCAATATGACGTACAGTCGTATCACAATACAGGCACCGGAGTTGCGGTTAACTACCGCACCCGGTTAAAGGGCATTGTTGTATCTCCCTCAACGTCCAGTGTATTGAATGTATCCGTTTGTGATAACGATTTAAAACCAGCAACTTACAACATACCCGGTACCACAGTGTGCACGGTTACTTTGCCAAACCACGGGTTTGTGGCCGGTGTTGAGCGGGTTGTTTTAAATTTCACTTCTGGTACAGGGGTACCCAATACGTACCTTGTGCAGACTACACCTACGGCGGACACATTTACTGTGACTACTGGGGTACTGACAACGAGCGGTAATGTAGATGTATACAGTGATATTTTGATTGAAATTGATACTGCTACAGCTACGTCGTTCTACACGTTGATCCCCGGAGAAGGTGTGTTGGCAACTAAAGGAATATACGTATTTCTTCCGTCAGCAACGGTTACCACAACCATTTTCTACGGATAAGGGGCTGCTATGGGAATGCAGACAGACGTTACCTCGGATTACGTAACCGGCCCCGGTAAACTTGTAACAAGCAGCAGAACGCGTTTGAAGGGGTTGACGGTTACATCGCTCACTGTTTCTGCGCGGAATATGGCGGTTTGTAATCCCGCGACTGTAAAAGCTGGTACGTATAGCCAGTCTGTGGGTACCGTCACAGTATCAATTACGGCGCATGGGTTAACTAATGGTCAGCGGGTATTTCTGGAAATCAAAACTGGAACAACCCGTGCTGGTGTTTATCCTATTACATATATAGACGCAAATTCTTTTTCGGTTACGGCGATACCCAACGCGACAACATCGGGTAACGTGAATATGTATGCGGACATGTACATCGAGATTGACACTTTTAATACTATAGGTTTACCCGTTAAAATTCCCGGCGAGGGTCTTCTTTGCCCCAATGGGTTTTTTGTCGGTGTAGGCTCTTCGGTAACCACGGCGGTGTTCTATGGCTAAGACTCCAGCATGGCAGCGTAAGGAAGGCAAGTCTGAAAAGGGCGGTTTGAACGCTAAAGGACGTGCTTCGTATAACGCAGCGAACCCCGGCAAGCCCGGGTTGAAAGCCCCTCAACCAGAAGGTGGGTCGCGTAAGAAATCATTCTGCGCGCGTATGGAGGGAATGAAGAAAAAGCTGACTTCATCCAAGACTGCAAAAGACCCAAACAGTCGTATTAACAAATCTTTAAGAGCTTGGAAATGTTAACTCCTGAAATAGAAACCGCTCGTGAGTTAGCCACACACGCTAACGACATAAAACATCTCCAAGATGATATGGACAAATTAGTCGCCGACATGGAGTCTGTCAAACAATCACTCCAAAATATCGATAGAAAACTCGATAAGAAATTGTCGCAGGTTGAAGGCGGTTGGAAAGTGCTTGTATTTATAGGTGGGCTTAGTAACGTTGTAACTGGTGTATTAGTTTATTTTTTTGGGAATAAACCATGAAAAAAGTTAAAAAA